ATGAATAATTCAAGTCATGAAATGAGTGAGTATATAACTAAAGTCCCCCAAGTTACCCTTCTATTCTGGATTACTAAAATCTTCGCAACTACTTTTGGTGAAACTGGCGGAGATAGTTTTTCAATGTCATTGAAACTTGGGTATTTAACTAGTACTTTTATTTTTGCCATAGTTTTTATTATCTTATTGATCTGTCAAATTAAGGCAAAAAGTTATAAACCATATTTATATTGGTTTACCATTATTGCGAGTACAACTGTTGGTACAACATTAGCAGACTTTGTCACTCGATCTTTAGGTATTGGTTATAGTGGAGGAAGTAGCTTACTCCTCGGCTTAGTCATCTTCTCACTATTGGGTTGGTATAAAGTTGAAGGCAGCGTCTCCCCTCATACCGTTAATAAACCTAAATCAGAAGTCTTTTATTGGTTAACAATTACCTTTAGTCAAACTTTGGGTACAGCTCTTGGTGACTGGTCAGCAGATACGATTGGATTAGGCTATAGTGGCGGGATTGCTCTTTTCTCATCACTCATTTTATTGATGGTGTTGTTGTATAAATTCACTTCTGCTTCAAGAACATTTTTATTCTGGAGTACTTTTATTTTAACTCGTCCTTTGGGTGCTGTGGTTGGAGACTTTTTAGATAAGCCCCTTTCCGCTGGAGGGTTAGACTTAAGCCGTTTTGCAGCATCCGGAGTAATATTAATTGCTATTTTAATATGTATTTATTTTAGTAAAAATAATCAGTTAGCTAATATCAAAAATGCATAAACTGTGAAAGCCTTCCTTAGAGGGCTTTTACACAAATAACTATATTCACATCACTATTGATTGTATGAGCTGAGCATCCTGATAATAGGATACATAACATCAAAATTTTAAACATCGATTGGCACCATATCAACGGTCAAGCCAGCGAGCTCATGATGACAATCAGTCAAGAATTGAATCTTCCCTTCAGTCAAAAACAGATGGCATCGGCTTGCTGGATAATGGTCATTAACAAGTAATGAAGGTGTAAATGTGGGCTTTTCGACATCACCATTAAAATTCCAAATGCTACCATTATGATGTGCGCCCTCTTTTACATGGAAAGGATGTAAATATTTACACCCGGGGCACTTAAACATATAGATGCCGCTGCTCCAATATTCTAAATATGGCGTAAGCTCTGTTACTGTTTCTGCTTGAGCCATTTAGATCACCACTCGATTGCTGATCCAGCCATAGAAAAACTGTTCTTGACTTGGATTGCGCTCACAGATTTCAATGTAACGCTGGCCTTGCATGATATTAAGAACTCGCACAAGCACTTTCTCACCTTCTTTCCCGCGTTTGGCCAGATAAGTTTTTAGAGCTCTAAGAGTTTCAGATCCATAAACCCCATCAACCTTTAAATCTGCATACCCAGCTTTACCTTGATTGTTAAGCAAGTTCAAAGCACGCTGTAAAAGTGGTTTAGCAAAGTTGATACCACAGTTCACTCCAGTATCTAGAAGTTCTTCAGCTACTGCAGAGCTAAGAGTATTAACCTGATCAAAACGTGGCTCTATCCAGTACTGTTTCCGATAAATTGCTTTGGCCATATCAAGAGGCAAATCTTTCATATTGCCCTTATAGCCGTTTTCACGTGCTACAGCTTCAGTAATACCGTATTTGGTTGCACCGCCCCGATCTGCTGGGTTATTTACGTACCCGCCCTCACGCTGAATTAATTCATCAAGATATTTTTCAATGTTCATTTCGGTTTCCTTCAGATGTAAAAAACCGCCCGAAGGCGGCATTAGCTGTTTTCAATGTCTTTTCTGGCTTTCTTAAACTCTTTAATCACTTCAACAATCGTTTTCCCTTCCTGTTTATCTATGAAGTTAAAAATCCAACGGACCAAAGCCCAACCGGGTAAACCACAAACAAAGAAGAAACCACCCAGAGCAATCATCCCCCATACATCAGTAACCCATTCATGAAGCCCCCACTTCACAATAATGAATGAGCCGCCAGCAAGACTTGATACAACAGTACAGATCAAGCCTACGCCCCACTCTTGTGGTGAGCGTGGCATACGAGTCATTAATACAACTGCTGCAACCAAACCGACTGCTAAAGTCACCATGATTGCAATCCCATATAATTTTAAAAGTGCTGTAAAACCGCTAGTGGAAACTGGTTCCATAAATTTCTCCAGATATTTTTAGGCAATAAAAAAGCACCCGAATTGGGTGCTCAAAGTTCTCTTAAGGTTTAAAGGGTTTGTAAGATTTTCCCTCCGTTAATCAATTGAGTTGTAAGCGGTGCCACCCCAACAATTGCAGGTCCACCCGGCCCCGGCTGACCTTCAGTTGTGCCATGGTATTGCCAGTTCCACGTTCCATCATTGGTGGATTTGGTGCCACGTTGGCCCCAATTTCCGCCATCACCTGATAATGGAGATCCATAACGATCATTTTGGGTTCGGTAACCTTTACCGGGTACCGAAGCTTCGGCATCGGTTACTTTGACAACCATAAAGTCACCATTTAAGTACCAACGCCAGTCTTGTGAATCGTTAGTAATAGGTTGTCCGGTCATAACCCGACCAAAAGGTGCTCCAGCTCCACCGGGAATACCCTGAACTCCATACGATAATCCTGTATAAATACCGCTTGGTGTTGCTCCACCACCTGAGCCGCCTCGAGCCAGAGTTCCACCATCAATAATCAGGTTTAGTTTACTGTGCCGGTTTAATAGACCGGGTGCTCCCTGAAAACCATCACGACGGGTTTTGGTAAAGTTGTAATCCGGATCGGTAGACCATGCACCAAATGCCAAATGTGGCAATCCTCCATCACCACCTCGTCCAACAACAGCACCTTTAATAGTCAAATTTACCACGAGATCAGGTGGGAACTCACCAGTATCAATAGCAGGTAATTCTGATGCAGCTGGAACGATATACTCTCGTTTTGCAGGACTAGAGTTATAGTCGAATTTATAGACAAATCTGGTTTCCGGTCGATAAGAACTTGAACTTGAAACTAGTGCACCTGCTTCAACTACAAAACTGATTTCTCCAGTCGTTGGCAAATCCCCTCTTTGCATCTGATATAAACGTGCCAGATTAATATCCAGCTGGTCATATCGAATGTAAATCGGTGAATCATCAACCGGCACATCAATAAAGTCCTTGTCATTGAGGTAATAACGTTCATCGTAATTAATTGCAGTAATGGTATTAGAGAACTGGTCAGCCGGTTCTCTTTTTGCAACCAGATAAGGCAGTGAGCCTTTGGTATCGTCATTAACTACGGTGTAGATAGTATTCACAAAGTCATCGGGACTAAGCTTTAAGGCCCCGTTCGGTAAACGCCCTAAAACTACTTTGTTCTTGGCTGAACCCGGCGTAACGGGAATCAGGTCCACGGTACCATCCCCCATTTGCAGATAGATCACATAGCTCTTGCCTGCAATGAAATCGACATCATGGCTTAGGGTGAGAATTAAACCTTCTTGCTGTACCACCTCGCCGCTTTGATGAATACCATTGCGATAATCCGCTACAGCAATCCGGTCACGTAAAACCAGTAATTCTGATTCTGGTGCCGCATCAAAGGTAATGGATTTGCGCTGGAAGCGAAGCTTGTTCCAAAGCCGGTACGCATTAAAATGAGCTTGCCACTTGTTACGCACACCTACAGATTTCACCTCTTTGGGGTTCTTGGCCCCTTTATCCGGTAGATAGATATTGATACGACTATCGTCGGCCGGATCCGTGTATTCATAGATCAGTCCATCGTAGTCATCCATCACGCCAAAGGTAAGATCATGCTTGTAACTATCAGGAATAATATTCCTGAAGTTAAATAGCATTACCGAGTTATCAGTTGGACGTTCAAAATAAAGCTTGAGCTTATTATTTTGACGATATGCAGTACAAAACACGGCATCACAAAGATTGGTGACCAGCTCTTCAAAAGACAGGTTTGTATCATCAATCGTAGTACAGAACTCAGCCGCAAGTGGTGTACCAAAATAATCAACTACATCGTTATAAGTCCGATAGATATTTTCCAGATCTATTTCGTCGATCGTACGGCGGCCTATCTTGTCATCCAGTGCCATTGAAACCAATGCATCAGCAAAGCTTGATGTTGGAAATAGCTCTGTCGTCATTGCGCCGTTTTTAAAAGTCGGTAACATCCGCTGAAGATCAAAATTGATCTTGCGGGACTTAACAGATAAAGCTCCAGTGGTTGCATAAGTGCGCGCACGAAAAACCGTTTCATGTTCATACACTGTGCTTTGCAAAGGATAAGCACCATAAAGCGCCTGCCACTTTACTTCATCTACTACCGTTGTAACCGCCGGTGTTGGTGTTAAACGACGTGCACGGACACTACAGCGACCTTGAAATGTCACCATATCCAGCGTTGCGCCAACTGTCTGACGTGACTTTGCCGAACCCTTTAGAATGATCTGCTTTAGCATTGGATTACCAATGGCTGCACCCGATTCATTTACCGGCGTTACTTCTACTTCAATCGTGACGTTTACAGCTCCCTGATTTCCACCTGAAGAAACTGTGTAAAGTCCATTTGTGGCCACAAAGTTACATAGCACCCGACTTCGTTCGACATTGTCCAGAATGAATGGACCAATCCACTTTTCACCTATTGAACTGATCTTTGGTGATAAAGCTGCTGTTTGCTGGGCACTTAACTCTTTAACTTTTAACCAGTTAGCATTAACGGCCGCCGGATTTGATAACGTCATTCGATCATCAGCTACCGATAGAACACTGTAAGTGCCGTTTAAATCATAAGTCTGGCCGTTAAACGTGAATGAGGCATTCGTGATTTCTACGCGGTCATTACTTACAAACTTAGTGGTTAAATCTGTGTTGTTTGCCGTTGCCCGAAGAATCTCGTTTGGATATGCAAAATGAAGGTAGTTCGTACCTTCTAAAGATTGTGTATCAGCAGGACGTAAAACTTGGCCATTAACAGAAGTTTGATGCTGAACTGTTAAGGGTGGAGTTGTAATTTCGGTACCAAGCGAGAAATATGGCTCACCCGAGACAATATCGACACCCGGTCGAAAGACTTCTACCGATGCGCCGGCAATATCAACAATGTTGGTTTCACCGTCATATGCACCGTTAATTTTATAGTGACCACGACCAATACAACCAACAACATGCTCTACTTCGACATTGTTTTCATATACCTTGTAAGGCACAGTAATCAGATCAGGGGTATCGTGAGCGGCACCATAAATATCTGCGATACGACCATTTACGCGAGTTTTATTTTCACGGTTTGATAATTCGTTATTTGCAGACGAGGATTGATTGTTATTCTGGTTGGTTTGGGTAATTGAGGGCACAGGCATTAATAATGCAACAGCCACACCCATAACTATAGAAGCAACCGCTATCCAAGCTAGAGTTATGGGGTCTATACCCTTGGGATTCTCAATTACAATGAAAGTGCCTGGCAAGAAATCGAGCTGCTTTAATTCATATGCATTCTTCGGTGTGACTTCATTCGCAAATGAAATTTCCGCATGATCCATATTGCTTATGGTATGAAAAATACGGACATGCTCAGGCATATGGTCATATTTTGAAGTAAGCCATTGACCCAAAGTTTCAGCGTGTTCAATTGTTTTGTCTTCGGATAAAGGGTCTTGTTTATAAATAATCTTAATCATAGAAACTCACACGATTAAATCCAAATGCTTGAACGACTTGAATTGGCATCCATGAAACGCCTGATTCCTGCAAATGCAAAATACGCCCCAAACGAAAAAGCCCCACATGTGGGGGCTTGTTTCGGTATCTAGAGTGAAAGGCGACTATGCAGCCTTCCTTGGGCATGGGCAATGGATTTAGTAACTTCAATCTTGATGGCAGAAATACCTTCTCTTTGACGGGCTTCATAAAAAACTCAAGCGCCTCTCCTCGATCGATATCATATAGATCCATTGCAGCTTCATGCGCGAAGTGAACACAGTTGTAGTGTTCCTCGTCATATTGCTTATCGAGCAAATGATCGTGACTCTTCATATAGCCCCCTTCAAACCACTAAAACGATCAAGCGAAAAGATATCTCCAGTCTTCGCAGTATTTAATCTTGGTGATTCAGCCTTGAATGTCACAGCTTTATGGTTCATTGCAACACTGGAGAGTTGCAGTCCGAGTAAATAAAACATTGGAGAATTCAGATTGTCTGAACTGTAAATCCGGTAATTTACTGTTGGCTTTACATCGGGATATTGGCCTTCGATTACCCGTTCAAACTCATCCGGCATTACATCACCTAAACCAGATATAGAGACTGTTAATGTCTGGTCCAGATCACCCAGCATTCCGGATCTTTGAATTGTCATAGGCAGGTATTCATAAAGCACCTGCCCTTCACCTTCATTGTGCTGAACATACACCCCTCGGTCATCATTACGGACTACCCGGTAAGTATTCATAAAAGAAGGGTGTGAGAGTTCAATACATTCCAGTTGATAAATATCAACTTTTCGATTGAAAAAGAATTCGGCATATTCGTTATCCATCAGACCTCCCAATCTTTAATTAATGCTATATCTGCAGCAAGGTTAGGCTGGTTTTGAACAACTTCGAGTTGTGCATTTACCCGGTAAAGGTTGCCATTCACCTCATTGGTCTTGAACGAGTTCGGAATGAAGTTACACAGGTATTGCTGACGTGTTCCCTGATCAATCACCAGATCCGCATAAAATGAGGCTGGTTTATTCTGGTAGACCCGCCAGAACGCCATCATTTTATTGAAATCGGTTTTACTTAAATTCCAGTTCACATCAACAATATGGCTATTACGCTTCACATCGATGTAATAGCGACCACGCCCACCATCCATTTGCTGACGTTTCACATCATCACCCGGTGTTACGCCATAGCCGCTGGTCTGAGGATTTAGCTTTAACTTGTACATAACTTTCCTTCAGGTAATAAAAAACCACCTCGAAGGGTGGTTTGATGAAATAAGGTTTAGATATTTAAATTAATTACATAAACGATTTAACATTAAGAAATCGATTTAATAATAGTTTCTTTACCATCTTCAAAAATCTCTTTCACTACAAACTTGCAGTAAGCTCCATCTTGAGATGGTTCAGTCAGTAAAACTGGATTCACAAAATCTTTGATCTGTTTAAAACGGATCAATTCATAATTTCCATTTCTTTCCAACTGATAGTCCATTTTTACATCACAACTATACATAGTAGTTGACCCAATAACTGAAGTAAGCCTGAAAGTTAACTTCTTATTTGCGGGTACTTTAAACTCAAAAAACTCTTCACCATTATTTAAACTGATTGTGGGTTTAGGCATATTTAATTTTTTTGGCTCATGCATAGAGCCATACTTTGATAAATTATTTGAAATCTGCTTAGTTATTAGGTTTTTTGAAATTTTTTCACCCTTATTATTTTGATAACTAATATAGAACTGCACCATAGGTACATTACTTCTATAAACCCTTAAATTCGCTGTATCACCTGCTATTTCATCTTGATACATATTTGTGGATCTTACGAGATTATTTACCGCAGGAATGGCACATCCCGTAAGGCCTAAAAGTGTTATAGAAATTACAATTATTTTTTTCATGTCTTAACCATCAATTTTAATGCCAACAAACTCTATCACCTTGAAATTTAAATATTATGAAAATGAACCCTCCGAAAAGGGTTCAAATTATTAAGTACGATTTCTTCTCGCTGTCGTATTCTCAGTCAAAGACCGACTAATGGTTGAGTTTGGATTTGCGATTTGATCACTTACAAGCTTAGGTACCGTTCTTGGAAGCTGCTTATCCAGTTCATCTTTAACAATGATCCGGACTGTTTGCTCGTCCAGTTGTTCGGCTTCAACTGTTGCTCCACTCACCTGATTAATCACTTCAATTTTGAAATTGATAGTAGGTGTAGAAGGTTCAATTGAAGGCATAATCTCAGCTTGAGGTCGAGCAGCTTGACCTCTCGTGAAGTCCTGAACATCATCCAGATTTGAGCGATCCTGAACTAAACCATTGTATGAAAAGTAGACCTTGCCATCATGGAATAGGTCAGAACTTGCCGAAGATGCTAACTTAGGTGTGTCTCTATTACCCTTATAGATAATCTGAGTATCTTGAACCGGTTGATTAAAGATGTCCGATTGCTTTTGGCTTTCTATAAAGGCATTAGAGCTCATCATTGCACGGCGCATGACACTATCACCCGAGGCATTGTTATTGAGAAAAGCTTCAGGATTTGCACTCTTACGCATTTTCTCAACTAAACCAACTCCACCCCAGCGTTTAATGTCTTCTTGGGACCATACAATTTCGCCTTTGTGCACAGCACCCGCAACTTCATATTTCCCACCCCGACCTGTATAACCACCTTCAGCAAAACCTTGATCTTTGATTGCCCGGATGTTTGCAATGATGCTTGCACCTTGAGCAATAGCACTAGCAATCAAAGGAATGTTTGTTGGAAAACCTACCTTTGCTGCCTGAGCAATGCTTTGCTGAATCGCAATACCAGCAGCTGCAATGGCATAAGCTTTATCAGCGGCGAACATGATCTTATATGCTTTAGATTGCTCTCCAAACATTGAACCAAACATCGATGTAAGTGAACCCATCATTTGGCCACCAAATGCAATTTGGGTGTTCAAACGATCTTGCTGATATTTATCTTCAATATCCTGAGCATTCTGAGCATATTCGGCAGCAATCTGATTGCGTTGGTCCTGAGCAGCTTGAATGATTGCTGTTTTCTGGTTTTCGAAGTCCTGTTGCTTAATGAGTCCTGCTTCCATTTGTGCATTTAGAGTATCTAAACCATTTTTTTCATCAAGATCAGTAGCAGCAAATTGACTATCTGCTAAATCATTTGCAGCATTTAAACGGCTAAATCGTTCCTGATCCTGTCTGAAAAATTCTCCGGTACCATTCATATCGGCTTGGATATTACCCCAATTTTGAACAGCATTATTCACCTTATCACGAGTCTCTTTATCCTGACTGGCTTTAGACAATGCGATTAGCTTTTGCCGCTCTTCTATAGAAAGCTTGGTATTCTTAAGAATTTCCTCCCGTTCTAGTCTGTAACGTTCCTGCATGGCTTGAGTTTCGGAAAGCAATGATAAGCGTGCCTGAAATAAACGCTGTTCCTGAGCTAATTGCATTAACCCAAGTTCTTGCTTTAATTGTTGAGCTAATATATCAACAGCCTCTTTACGCTGATCTTTAGTTAAATCTAGGTCATGCTCGGCCTCAAACTGACGCTTGGCATAGCTATCTTTTAATATTTGCTCTTCCGTCTTTGTGTAGTCTCGGAATGAATCAAGCTTAGTCTTTGTAGCTTGCTCAGCAATAGCAATATCATTATCTGCACGTGCTTGAAGTTCTGCTTTAATTTCGGCCTTGCGTTCTGGGCTAAAGTTAGCTTTATCAACATCCTCAAGTTTTTTGGCCAGATCATACCTAATCTTTGTTACTTGATTAGCAACCTCATTCTCTAATTGAAGACGAAGTTTTGCCTGCTCCTCGGCCATTTTAGTGGTATCTTGAATAAGCTTATCAAAGTCTTTTGATGAGATATCACCAGCAGAATAGCCATTAATACCAGCCATGTAACTTTGATAGTCTTTCCAGTATTGATTATTATTTTTACCAATACCTTTACCCTTCATTACATTGCCTTCACCTGCATGATATGCACGTACAGCCTTTTCTAAATCACCTTTAAAAAGCTTCAAAAGATAAGACATGTACTTAGCGGCACCTTCAGCAGATTGTGCTAAATCAGTGCGGTCTTTTACGCCATATTGCTTGGCAGTACCTTCGAGAAACTGAAATCCACCAGTGGCTCCGGTTTCTTTGTTATAGGCTTTTGCATTACCTCGAGATTCGATCATATGAATCGCGGATAATGTTCCTGATGGAAGTTTGTATTTAGACTCCAGATCTGCAAAGCCGAATTTTGAAGCATTTGCTAGGACTTTCGCATTTACATTTAGTACTTTTTGCTGATTTTTAAGCTCCTTGTTTTGCTCACGTATTGAATCAGTTCTAGCATCCGTGATGGCTTTGATTGATTCTTCTGCTTTCCAAGTATCCGTTAATGCTTTCATAGCCTCTCGGTCTGCTGCCTTAAGACCCTTAGCTAATGAATCTTTATAAAGCTTCAGTAAATCATTAGCCTGAGACTCAGAAAAACCCTTTTTCATTACTATCTCGACAAATTGCGTATCCCACAATTTATCTGCATACATTTTCTGTAAGGACTTTTGAGCCTCATCTGCAGCCTGTTTTGTATTCTTGATGGCATCAGCATGTTTCTGCTGCTCAATTGCTGCATTTTGTGCTTTGTTACCCGTTAAAGTAACTTCAATACCAAGCAATTTAATGGCTGTTTTGGTCTTATCAGCCTTTTCATAAGCTTCATTATATTTGTCGATTTGCTCCTTCAATGCATCTCTTAAGCTTGGGGGTAACTTCTGCTTAGCAAGTTGCTCCATAGCCTCCTTGTAGCTAATCGTGCCCAATCGAGCTTCATTAGAAATCCTTGTAAGTTCAACATTACCTTTACCGTAGTTTTGAATATCAATTAAAGCTGAACCAACAGCCATTTCTGTTTTTTTCAACTCCTCATTTTGAGCTTTAAAAGCCGTTGTTAAGTCATTAATAGCTTTGGTTTTTGCCTCACCTTTTAAGCCTTTTAATTCTTCAGCAGTACGGTTAGCCACTTCGGCTTGTTCAGCGAGAGTTCTATTCGCTTCTTCTGCCTTACCTTTAAAATAAGTGTAAGTTGCAGCCAGAGCGGATACACCTAAGGTAATTGCTCCAATTGGACCTCCGATAAGTCCTAATGCTCGGCTACCAATACTACCAACTAAAGAAGAAGCTGCTGAGAGGCGTGTTTGCGCAGCAGTTTGTGCATTTGTAGCAGCAGTTACTGCTGCCTGTGCTTGTGCGTATCGAGTTGCTGCCGCAGTTGCTCCAAATTTAGCTTGGGTTTCTGCATTTGTTGCTCGCACATTCGCGAGATGAGCTTTTGCTGCATTCAAAGCAGCGGTAGCTTCTGCATATTCTGCTTGAGCATTTAATACAGATGCTTGGCGGCTCGCTAAAGTTGAAGCCATTCCCTCTTTAATAGCAGCGCTCTTCATCAAAATTGCACGAGTGATATATCCAATACCAACTACTAAAGCCCCATCAGCAATTAAATCTAAATTACTTGCAAGAGTTTGAACTGATCCAGCTAATACCTGTGCCGCACCACTTCCCTTACCTGCTTCGCCAACAAATTTTGTGATCTCGTTGTTTAGGAGTGTGAGAGACTGCCCGATTGTGATATCTGTTTTAGCAAAAAGAGCATCAACATCAGATTCTACATTTCTAAGCGCTTTTACAATTTCTTGTGAAGTAATTTTTCCTTCAGCCGCAACTGAACGCAACTCTCCTACGGTGATCCCCATACCTTTAGCAATAGCCTTTGCTAGAGCTGGTGTTTGTTCCATAACTGAGTTGAGTTCTTCACCACGTAATGTACCGCTTGCCAAAGCCTGCCCGAATTGAACTAAAGCTGCATCAGCTGCTTCTGCACTTGCACCACTGATCGCAACTGCTTTTGATACTGTTTCAGTTAGTTGAGCAGTGTCATCCATAGTTAAATTCAGTGTTTTAGCATTGTCACTAAAGCGTTGATATACCTGTAATACAGAATCCCAAGCTGAATATGTCTTTTGAGCAATTCGGAATGTATCTTCAGTTGCCTTGTTTAGCTCAACTTGGCTGCTCGTTACTAACTTGAGGCGGTTTTGGAGTCCTGTATAAGTGTCCATCTTAGAAATGGCAGCACTTACAGTAACCAATCCAGCCATATAACCTGCAAGTTGACGTGTAGCAACAGATAACGCATCCATTGATTTAGTGGCAAAGTCGCCTTTACGCTCAATACTATCTAATTTATTGCCTAGATTACGCGCATTACGTTCAGCATTTTGCGAATCAATAACAATGACCAAACGGGATTCTTGTGCCATCTTTACTTTCCTCTAGGCAATAAAAAACCCACTCAAGGAGTGGGCCGTTCAAAATTAATAATCTGATGTATTAGTTAGAAAAAAGCACCTTTGGGTACTATTAGCATCTTTAAGTTACTTATTTAACTGGTTCAGTTATATCTGTCGCTGCCGCCACCACTGCAGCTGCTGCCTCTTCAGCAGATCCCGAAATCTCCTCTATACCCCAATCTGCTTGAAATTTTGTCTGTTTAACAGTAGGAGGGTTCCATTTTAAATTCGATACATCAAACTTAAACTGCTTACTCCCATTTTGATAAAATGGAAGCTCTATGATAAGTTTCTTGGAATTTAAAAGCCTTTTAATGAATAAGTTGGCATCATCGTCATTTCTCACGAATAAAACGTCACTCGCATGATCGGCAGTACTATCTAGCTCTACAGTTTCTACCGTATTATCGTCAAACTTAAATGAAGCATAGCAATTGCGTGAAATAGTGTCGCAGGCATACTGTCCCTTACTTATTACAAATAACACATCTAGAGGTTGTCCTGTTTTTTCACGCAAAGTAATAAGAAGCTTGGAGCCACCTTCATAAGGTGAAGAAAAATGAACATCATTAATTGATGTGATACTGGCAAATTTTGATTTGATGCCGCGCATCTCATCATTTGATTCGTCATAAACCCAATTATTCAAAGTATTTTCTTTATCAGTTGGTGTAGCAACTACGTTAGAAGCGGTTGTACTAACCTCATTACTAATGATGGAGTTGGTATTCTCCTTTTTATTACACCCTACCAAACCAAAAACCAAACTTAATAAAATAATCTTTTTCATATATAAACCTATCAAATATCAAAATTTAAAAAATCAGCTAATAATCCAAATAAAAATTATTAAAGCTATAAATAAAATAACTCCACTGATTATCCATTCAGATTTAGGGTAACCCCATACATTATCTCGATTATTAAAATCAGGTTCTCTTCTAGGTGTTGTTTTCTTAGTATGACTAGAGAACTTGGAATAAGATAAACCAGTACCCGGTAAACCTACTGTTGTTCGAGTTCCCTTCTTACTAACATTTACTCGTGCCCCTTTTCCACCAACAGAAACACTTGAGACTCCTTTTTTACTTATATTTACCCGGACTCCCGGAGCAATTTTTATACTTTTTCTAAAATTTAATCCCATCACATCACCTATCTAGAGCAGATCTTTTTAGAAGCACTGATGGAACCATCATTACAAACAAACTTACTACCATCGCAATGACTTACCCCACCTTTCTTACCAGAGCACGGTTGTCTGCCTCTACCTGCTTCCGCAAAATTTAATGAGCTTAGAACTAATAATAGACTTAAAATGACTTGTTTCATGAATTTTAACCATTTGTTATAAAGTGTACTAACTTTAACAAACTGGTTACTAAATGTCACATAAAGGAAAACCACCCGAAGGTGGTTTCTATCAAATAAAACTAACTAAGCTATTTCACAATTGGTTTGATGCCATGAATGGTTATTTCCATATGAAAAACTAATTTCACTTGGTACTAAAGTTCGTTCCTGATGATTTAATGACTCAATCATACTTCTTAGTTTGCCATCACCTTGAACATGCTCTTTATATAATGCACGAAGTAATAGCTCAGTAGGTTTACCAATTAAACCGCGATCAGCTTCCCAATGTCTAATACTAGTCTCACTGACTCCTAAAAGCCCAGCAAGATTCTTCTGTGACAAGTTTAGTTCTTTACGTAAAAAACGAATTTCCTCACCATTCAAGTCAGGCTTTTGCGTAATTAAGAACAACCCAATGGCATTATGAAGCTCATGAACAGATTCAATAGATACGAGTTCACCATAGTCTTCATCATTTTCAATTGTAAATCCATTGCGCAGCCAAATATTGCTCAGACCGCATTCTTCATAGTGATACATAATTTAGCCTACTCTCTAAATGTAGTGACTACTACTGAGAATTCACCGTTCTCGCTCTGCTTGATTGCAACAGCTGTTGTTATGTATTCGCCTGCAGTGCGAACAGAAACATTTAGCTGGCAATCACCACGAGTATTTGGGTACGGCCCCTCAGTAATATCTCCATGCTCAAAACAGCAAATAATTTGCTTCATAGAGATACAGCGTTCTTTCATTCTTTCTTTTGCATGTGCAGTTAACTTGATTTTGCTAGTATCTCTAGCAAATGCTCTAAGTTTTTGTTTAGCTTCAGTTAATGTTAAACACATACAAGCAAACACCAAGGTTCTCAAAAGAGTAAAAGAATGCTGAACCGTCAAATATTGACGGTAAGGTGATTATTCATTATTTGATAATCACGCGCAATACCTTAAAGGTAATTTTCTGTCAATCCAGATCAAGTATTTTGTAACATCGACTGCGTTATTTTGAGTCGCGTTTAATAACAACTGCTTAATTGTTTGACGTTTTGACCAAATTGGGCTTTTCAGCCCGGCAATACCCAATTTGGTCACTTACCTTTGCTTTTGGTTGATATCTTCTTATGGCACTCCTCCAAAAACAAATTATCCAAAGCAAAAATACAGTCATTAAAAATATGAGCAGCCACAGGCAAATCATTATGCTCAGCATAGACATTGATAGCCTGCTGGTCTAATGATAACGGGATGCTCTGTTCATACCGTCTGGATCGGCATATGGTGCTAAATGCCGAAAGAATGGATTCAGCCGCATAAGAATATTCTGGCGGATCCGGAATGTGTCCACCTAAGAATTTGATTTGTTCGATTTCGTGCGGCGTTTTCGACGCATACGTTTTTTGGTATTTGTAGAGCTCGATGACTTTCCCAGAATTAAAGCCTTATCCTTGTCGGCTTCTTCCTGAATCTTCTGGGCCTGTTCTTTAATGAATAGCCAGATTGAAATACCAATATCACCAAGATTAAGAAGCTTTGAGGCATTCTCAGGTGTATAGGGCTTTTCAGATTCAACCGTTTTACCGTCTACGATTTCGGCAAATACCACACCTTTCCAGTCTTCGATTAAGTGGGCGGCGCATGCATCCATTAAAAGTTCATGGTAAAGCTTGGCATTTTCATCTTTGACCATCACATCATAGCCTTTGGATGAAATCTGATTTCCGGCTCGTTCAATTGCTACCTGAAAAGGTTTATAGGCGATACCACGGACTTTGAACTCTGCCTGTACCTCGCCATCAGCCCCCTTGTATTCACACCATTTTGATACGTCTGAGCTTTTAATAATTCCGACTTTTAAAGCCATAGCAACCTCTAATTTTTAGAAATAACAAAGCCCATGGGATTCCATGGGCTTTTTTACTAAATAAGTTGATTACACAAGAGCACGTACAATTGTTGGACTAGTACGCACTTGGGCAAAATTGATATCTATTGTAATGATGTCATCACCACCACCATCCGGGTGATTTGCTTCCTTAACTTCAAGTTGCGGGAAGTTAAAAGAGTACTTACTTCCTTTGGTGTCTGTAATATCGAAGGTCAATGTAAATACATCACGGGTTTTAATAGCATCAATCCATGCGGCAGAAGTTGCCGAGAACATGAAATTAGCATTAACGCCAATGTCCATCATTTTCTCTAAATAGAACTCAGGCGTGTACTTACCTGAACCAATACAACGGATCGCTTCCAAATTATTACTAAAGTTTATGGTAAGTGTCTGCAGGCAAGCTTTCCCCTGAATTGACTGACCATTAATAAGTAGCTTTTCAACGTTTGGCATACTCACCAGAGGGCGAGTCGATGCTGGGATAGGATTTGTAACAGGATTAACCTGCTGTCGAGTAAATGAGCTACCTACTAAACCAAAGTTACCAGTGATTTTGCCTGTGGTCTGGATCGTCATTTCACCTGTATTCACTTGAATACCGCGATAAATAAAGACTTGACCAATATCTTCAAAGACTTTTACCAAGGTAAGAGACTTACGTACTCCACCACCAAAACTTAAAGCATTTGCAGCCCAATTATTGAAAGCGAGAACATTTAAGAATAAGTCAAAGGTACCTAGCGATAATTCAAATTCTAACTGACCCGTTACTTCGGCTTCCGTTACAACAGCGCTTTGGCGAAAACGTGAATCAACTACTTCACTGCTATCTTCAGTAGTAACATTTTCAGTCAAACTATCAGTAACACGGCGAACGGTGTACCAGACTGGATTTGCAGGAGTTGTTCCTAAAACTGCTTCTTCACAAGCATATAATCGAATTTTTGCGCCTGAACTCATTTATGGTTCTCCAAAATTTAGGCAATAAAAAACCCGCTGAATTAGCGGGTCATTAAAGTGTTTCGTCTGTATCCGAGATTTCTGGCGGTTCCACACCATTCATGGCTGCAGCTACAGCCTCGGATAAATTTGTTGGTTGAAAGTCTATAGGAGTCTTTGTTGGAATAATTTCGGAATCTGGCTCAGGTTCTTCATGTAATCGAATATCGATCCAACGGGTTAATGGAATATCCATTGGATTTTCATGATCAGCAACAACTGCAGCAAGCTCAAAATCAAATTTACGCTTATAGGTCTTAATTGAAATGTCGCCATTTTCTAGAGTTGAATACTCTACGGCAACCACTGTATTACCGTTGGCATCTTTGGGTAACTCAATGTACCAACCTTCTTGAGCAAAACCCAAAGAACCTTTTAGAAGATAATTACCTACATCAATTTTTTCAAATTCAACCGGCTGTTTTCTTGCTTGGTCATTTAATTCTATTGAGTCAGCAAATAGCTTAACGATTGGTGAAGATGACTTAATAAACCCATTTGCATCTACGGTAGTATTTGACTGTGTCCAAAATTTATACCAAGAACTCCATGCTCCCCCTAATTTACGACGAATTGAAGGAGAAATTAATTTAGTGTCTCCTCCATTACCATCGAACGAAATTTGTGTCTGATAATTGGGACCATCAGATCCTAGATTTAATTGTAGTAATGTTTGCCACTGAGAAGTAGTGCCTGAGTTCGTCCAAGTTTGCCCAGAATAAATACCACTCGGTAAGTTTGCAGTATTTAAATCAATACTATTCGTAGCCTGTAGAGTGTTTAATCCTAGACCAAAATTATTGTAAGTTTTACCAGTACGATAAATATCGCCACCAGGAGAAATAAAAAGGTTTGGAGCCTCATTTCCAGCTGTAACCTGATTAAATGTTGGCAAAGAGCGAAGCAAACTATTAAAGATAGTTGTACTTGCCGTCACATTTAATACACCACCTCCTGCTTTAGCTGGATCCCCGCCTGTAGCTAAGAGACGAACATCATAATCAGTTGGAGCTCCAGATGTATGCAGATCAATAAAAGTATTGCCCGCTACTGAGAGTGATCCCATTTCTACCGCAGTGGTGGCTGAGCTTGTTGATGTACCTAAATCTAATCGTTGTACCCCCTGACAGTTAACAATAACACCTGTCACACCAATTACATTTCCATCTGCATTTCCAATATTGGCTGCAGCAGCTGTACCTGCACCTTGAACTTGAGAAAGCTGTGGATTTAAGTTTGGAATACCCGAGGCAAATGGCAGCATAAACTGCCGTTTTCCCTGCGAAGCGTTATATGGGAATGGCCGATGATCCCAACTAAATTTAAAAACAAGATTTGCCATTATGCTGTTACCCCGTCAATCACTTGGAAAGTCAAAGTTTCAGTGTGCTGCGTAGTGCCACTAACTACAGCTTTAATATCCATCTGACACAGTCCTAAAGGCCAAGTTGCAGTGCTTGCACTAGATTTAATATTCAGCCATCCCTTCTGTGTGCTTTGATTTAATGCTGCGCAAGTCAAGGTGGCCACAGCAGCACCATCAGCCAGAGCTTTAACCTGTGAAGTGAAGGTATAACCTGTAAGATCAATTGCACGGCGCACGTCATCCGGTGGAAATTGCAGGGCTTCATCCATATCAACTAGCTGCAAATTCAAGTTGAAAGTGTCACCACGCTTAAATACAAAATTGCTCATAAGTGATTCCTATAGACATAAAAAAACCGCTTATTAGCGGTCAAATAATTAAAGAATTTTAAGGCTCATTATCTAGATCAACACTTACTCCCGTAACAACGTTATGTTTAGGCCCTCCGAGACTAACAACATTAGCCAAACGTATATTTACATCAGAAACACATAGTTTATTAGCTAATTGCCATTTATTTAGCTCTTCAGCCATTACACCTTCCAAGTGTCGTTCCAGTTCTTGCCGTTTAATTTCGATTTCTTCTTGCGTAAGCATGCAGGACATATCAATTCACCTTATACCCAATGGTCACATTATACTGAATGAAGTCAGCATCTTTTCCCGCATAAATAGATTGGCCATTCAAACATTCTAAGTGTTCGATTGTGAAATATTCAAAATGTGCCAGCAAAGCATCACTAAGAATCGTTAAAGCTTTCTCTCCCACATGAAGTCGATCGAAGCATTGAATCATGATATTACCGGTACGGCGTGTACATGGCTTATCTGCAATGCCTGAAATAAAGCTCGGCCCACCTGCAATCGTTAAACGGCACCATAAACCTTCTTTAGGTACCGTAAAGCCTGGTGCATTTGGATACTGAATCCGTTCCTGAGCAATACCCGTAAAGCTTTGCATGCGATCAATAATAGCTTGCCTAGTCTGCTCTAAAGTCATTGCCATTTTAGCCACCATACTTTTGAGAAATAAAATTAAAAGTGAGGCCATAAATACCTTGTGGTGCTTGATCAGACCAGCCGTTTTCTAAACGTTCAGCATAAGGTTGGTTATTCTGAATGTAGACCAAATTGCCTAGCTTAATCTTCATTGCCTGAATTGCTGCATCGTAAATAGGGTTTGTTTCAGGTCCACGCACACCATAGTCTCCAGATCCAATTGAAACGATATGAGAAGCACGATAAGCGCCAGTATCAACAGGACTTGAAACGACCAAAGACTGAACAGCATCCATTGTAATTTTCTTTACTTTTTCCTCTGCCATTTTAGCCACATCAAAACTAAAATCAGTTGGCCTTTTCCCCTTCCATCCCATGATTTACCTCACTAGCTTCGAACATTTCAAATAGGTCTTGAGCGATTGCCTGAATTGAATAAGCTTCAAATTCCACACTAGGCTCTCGCTCACCCATTCTCCGTTTTACTATTTGCCAGATATGAACAGCTTCATGTAAAAGCAATCCATAAACTTGAATTTGGTCTTTATCCGCCGTATCACCAATTTGGACGATTGCATATGCGCCATCAGAAAAAGTACTAACCTGTGCATCCGCTCCCATATCCAAAAATTGATCGGCTTTATCCATATCTTCAAATAACAAATCCATGTGAAGCTGATTTCTAGCAAGCGTGTACTGCACATGTTGAAATGGTGAGATATACCATTCGGGCACATAATCGGTATTAATCATTTAAACTCCTTAATTGCACCCATAAAAAAACCCACTTATGTGGGCTTTTTATTGTTTACCTAATTCTATGTTCATCTGCCAAGTTATCAATTTCTTTTAAATTATCATCAAATAATCCTAGAAATTTTCTAGCAGATTGAAAAAAAATTGCACTGCTAACATCTTCACGAGCAATCAAACTCGGAAGTTGGTCATGCCTACTAGCATCTTTTTTGCATAAATCTAAACAGGTCCATGCATCACAAAGCATAATAATATTTGTGAGTAACTTATAAGTCTCACTATATAAATTTAAGCATTTATCGTGAAACTTAATATTTACAAAGTTTTTCTTAGAGAAATTAATATTTCCTAGCTCTGCTAAAATTTCGGCTGAAATTGCAAATGCTTTGTTTTCATAATCTTCTATTTCTTGTTTAGTAAGATTGTTTTCATAAAAACTTTCTAAATCCTTAGCTAGATCTTTCGCCCTAAAGGGAATATTTTTTACTTTTTTTAAAATTTCTATTACTTCAGTTTCATTATTTTTTAGTCTATGAGAAGTTCTCCAATCATCAAATAATACAAAAGCTGCAACTGGAGCTAGAAATGCTGCTGCAAGTGTTAAAGTATCCTTTAAAACATCATATGCATCAGCAAAGTTAAATTTATGATGTGTGATTGGATATGAACTCTTAAGAAAGAATGAAACAACTAAGAAAATAATTATGCCAATTAAAGTCCATTTCCAAATCCTTCTTATTTTTACTTTTAAATCATGTTGAGCCATATATCCCCCTATTTTAGAAGGTTATTAGACCAAGTATTTAAACCTTCCTCAACTGACATTTCCAGATTGTACTGGCTGGATCTTGTTGAATATGGATAACTCGGAATGAGCCTAAGGCTGTTAACCATTCATCATCAATTTTTGGAGTCATAGTTACTTCATTTTGAAGAACAGTAGCCTTTTTATCTGTGGCCAAGACTCCAAGCGTCTGAATCTCATATTGACTGTATGAGCCAAACAGAACGCCACGCCCAGAATAGTTTTCTTTAACTTCAACATACGTTTCAGTTTTAGGATCCCAATTCGTTTTTGAAATCCGTTCACATGTAAAGGTATGAACGGCATCCGCTAAATCATCATTAAATGCTTCAGCAATATCTGCCTGAATTTCGTCACGTAAGCCCATTAGATTTTCCTGATAAAAAATACAGCTTTTCGTTTGCTGTAAGGCTTAATCAAATCAAGAATGAATTGCTCAATCGCACTAAGCTTTACTGATCCGTCCTGATATTCCTTTTCAGTTTCAACCGTATCAGCTTTGGCTTTCTTTCGTTTTAGTGCCTGTTCCTGTCCTTGATATAGGTCACCTTTCATAATGCCCTTGATGATTTGATATGAGGCTGTTTTCAGAGGCTCAGGAACCAGAGTGGCATCTTCGTAAGGCTTAACATTACGTGCTAATAGATAAGCTTCTGACATCTGAAGGTATTGAGCCTTATCACTGGCAGATAAAGCATCAAAGCCTTCAACATGTTCTATCGCTTCTTGTTCAGTGATAAAGCTCATGAATTATTCCTTTAGAATTAATGCTAAAAGTTCATCTTTTTTAGCACCTGCTTCAAATGCAATGCCTTTTTCAGTTAGTACAGCTCGAAGCTCATCTACTTTTAGACCAGCATAGTTAATTGGTTGTGGTTGAGTATCACTTGGTTTTTGGTCATTTTCAGGTGTTTGACCACCTTCACCTGATTCAAGTTCAGCAATACGTGCTTTCATTGCTTCGGTATCATTTTGAAAGGCAATAAATTCGCCCTTTACTGTTGCCAGTTGTTCTTCGAGTTCAGCAATTTTTGTTTCTGTCATTTGTTGTCTTTCCCGTGCACGGTTAAATGATGAAAGTCCCATTTGTGGATCTCCAAAAAAATAAGGCGGTGTTATCCGCCTTTTTGTTATTTGATCTTGTGCTTGAATGCCACAATTCGGATCTGCTTAGGATCGTAAACACGTTCCCAGTTTGCAGCTGTTGCTAGACCAGCGTTATTAGGAGCAATACCTGTATCACCAGCCCATTTAATGCCACGAGGGTGCAATACAAAGTGACGGCGGTTAATAAGAATGTCTGTTCCGGCTAAACTATCACGGTCTGTTTCTACACCAACCGGTGCCCCAATATCTTGGAATCCAATCGCACCTTGGCCAAACAAGAATGAGGTAAAGACATCACCTTCAACCGGCATGCCATCATCAACGATCACACGACGGTCCATAAAGGTTTTGTATAGAACCACACCATCAGCATCTCGAACAGTTTCGATTAAGCCTTGCTTAGCTAAAGCCGCCATGGTTGCCGAGTGCATTGCAATAGCCGTTAATTTATCTACGGCATCACCCAACTTATAAGAAGCATCAACAAAAGATACACCATCAATTACAGCGGCAGCTCCAGTTCCAGCAGAAATATCGTGAGTATTTCCTGTCATGCTGGCCGCCCCGAATACACCTTTAAGGGTGTTTACGGTAAAACCTTGAAACTCACGCGACCAGTAATCTGCCACCAGATCACCAACCGCACCAAGTGGATCGTCACCAGATAATGCTTTAGCCAAATCATTAGCGCCCCATGCTTTACCACGTGCATGAAGAATCGCAATGTCCTTGCCTGAAGTGATGTTATTTACAGATAAAGGTTTTGAATCTGAAAGTACTTCTGACTCACCGCTTAAATCATTCCAGAATGGGATATTTACAGTTGTACCACCCTCTGTCCCGAAAGCTACATCTACATCTAAATCCCCAACAATGCCAGACTGCCATAATGCAGACTTTTCAGCAGTTTTATTTAATACGTACGGAGTAAATAACTCGGGTACGATTACATCAGCAATTTTTGTCTCAGCCATTAGGCTTTACTCCTTAAAGTTTAATACCGTGTTTTGCCGCTAGCTCTTTAGCTAGTTGCGGATTTTCATTTCGTAATTGCGCCAATTTGGTCATATTTACCGAGCCATCTGCTTTGAGAATGTCTGGCTGACCTTTTGAATTGTTGCTCCCTGGTGCGCCCATGCCATTAGGCTTAGGCCAGTAATACGGTTTTTGCTCGCGTAGAGATTCAACCCATTCTTTTGGTGTCATCGGTGTCTGACCATCTTTACCAATGACCACATCCCCGTTTTCATCAACTGCCACAGCTTTGCCGTTTTCATCTAATGCAAACTTTGTCTGAGCTAAAAAGGCGATATCAGGGGTCGCTTCTGGCAGTGCTTCAAGTTCAATAGCAGCCTGAACAATTTGGCTTTGCACTACTGATTTCTTGAATTTCTCGGCATAAGCTTCAGCTTTATCTGCCCGTTCTTTCTCTGCCTTAAGAACCTTGTCATGCTCTTCACGCATCTTCTCAGTGCGTTTCTGAATAACTTCTTCAATCTTGCCTTCTGCAATAAGTTTGGATTCTTCATCCTGATTTGATTTATCAAGCAGGACCTTGATTGCATCCAGATCTAAACCCTCAACCTTTGATTTCAATGAACCTAGTTCATCTTTCAACTCTTTTTTATCTTTGATAAGTTCAGCGTTCTTATCTTTAAGACCTTTAACAGCTTCATCAACGGCGTCTTGAATAGCTGCTTTAATTTCAGGATTTTCCAAATCAACTTTGATTTCGTCTGGCATTTAAAAATCTCCTAGAGATACCGCTTAGCGGGTTTAATTGTTGAACCCTCTGCTTAGCTTCAGGCATTAAAAAAGCGCCCATTAGGACGCTGTATTTCGATTAATAAAGTTAAGCGATGTTAAAACCTTCAACACCACGCTTCTGACGATTTCGGGTACGTTGCTCTAGCCACATTTGACCTTGCTCAATATTGGTAATAGCAAGTGAATTTTCGCGGCAAGGAAACTTTTCATTCAGAACACGTAAACGATGTAAAACTATCGCAAGTAATGCTTCATTCGTGATGCCATTTACTCCAACTTCCTTAACTGGACCAAGTTGAAATTGAATTGGAGTAAGTGAATCTCCAGTTACGATGTCATAGAAATGACCGGTTTCAAGAGACTGTTCACCATCACGGGTTTTAACAGTTTCGTTATGGGTAACTGTTACTCCATTATCATCTTTATGAATTTCACGGCCCATTACACAATTTTGAAAACCATCTAGTTGATATGAATGCTCAAAAACATCTTTTGGCGACCAAGTAATATAACCTTCATGATCTGGATGATTAGCCTTGCCACCATCTTTGTATTCGATTAAATAACCAGGATCACTTGGGTCTTCATTTTCAGGGATTTGCCACCCTTGGTATTCATTGTATTCACCACGCGTCATGGGCGTTGCTAAAACTGACTTAGTACCAATGTATGCAACCATAGATGCTGTTAATAGTTTCTTGCTCATTTTAATACTCACAAAAAAGCACCCGAAGGTGCTATTGAATTAATAAATTGGATTAATTAGAAATTGAGGTTTTAACTGTCACACCAGTTAGAAAGTGTTTTTCAGAACCACCCAAACAAGTGGCGCTAGAAAAATTCGCATAAACATCTTGTACATTTACGCCTGTATCTTTTTCAAATTTACTGATCAATTCAGCAATATGGCCTGTTAGTGTTCTTTCTAACTCTTCTTTTCTCTTTACATATTCAGCAACTGATATTTCAGACATTTTTACCACCTTTAGCTACGTTTACTTTTTATTCCAAACCTCTGATCTAGGTTCATCACCAACTAAGCGGATACCTTGAGGACCACCTACATCAAATGTTGCCGTGATAGTCGCTGGACCCTCAAAAACACTACAATTCATTTTTACAGCGGTTAATCCAGCTAATGGAATACCTGTTTCCTCGTCACAAAGAGCAAGATGAGAAGATTTATCTGAAACTCTTTTAAGTACCAAATGTCTAACTTTTGATTCACTCATAAGCCAAACTCCATAAATGACAAAAGCGCCATTTGGGCGCTTATATAGGTGAAAATTGTGTCTTAAGTGAGTTTAGAATTACCTGTAATCGGCAATAATTACTCACAGTTAAATCCAGTTCCAACAAGGTCTTTTTTCAAATTTGAAACGAGATTTTGTTGTTCCTGCTGTTGTCCACTAAGATAATTTTTATCTAGAGTCTCTGCACCATCAATAGATTTATAAAGCTCTTTAGATTCCTCTAAATTGTCTTTTAAAAACGTGGTGAGGTTTAGTTTCGCCTGGGCAGCTCTACATAAATTATTTTTAGCTTCTAAACCTTGAGTAGCCTGTTTTACTTGACCAGTTGCAGGATCAAAAGAATATGCATTTGCCATTGCTGACTCCAAAGCTTCAGACAATCGATCATATTCTTTAAGATATTTTTGACTTGGTTCAGCTAAACAAGTGATGGAAATTAGGGTTAGACATACAAAAGCTATTGTTTTCATATTGTATAAATTCTGATGTTTTAAAAAATATAACATAAGAAAAATTACAGACCCAACTTTTTAAAAGCTTTTTCATCCACCTTTCTCAAATCATCTAAGCTATATAAACGGCCTTCAGGATCAAAGAACTTTTCAAGATCAAATTTCCCTTCTTTATAAAGTTTGTACCTCTTTGGCCCTAGCCACTCCTTTTGAAAGAAATCATCTGTTTTCTTAAAGAACTCTTTGAATGTGGTGTTTGCATCCAATTGCCCTATTAATTGGCTGCGCTCATCTTTCGGGATGTCCTTTACTTTGCGCTCATCCATTACAAATGGACGCTCTCCAGCAAGTCGACCATCTTTCTCGACTGGTACCAGAATACTGCGGCAATGAGGATGTAATGGCGGTACACGCTTAGCTGGGTCGTTTATTTCCCAAACAGATCCATCAAGAGATGCACAAAGTTTTGATGTTCTTCCATCCAATACACTAATAAAACGAACATACTCAAAACCTAACTGTTTGAAAGTATCTAAATACGTTTGATTAGCAACATGACTACGAACTGTTCTTACGGTACGTTCAATATCCGTCTTAGAGCTACTTAAAAGCCCATCCTCATAATTAAGGCGCTTGGTTCCGCGAATACGCTGAACTATTTCCTGATTTGTTTTACCTGAGTTAATGCCATCCCGAATTGCATACTCAACCTTTTGGCGGGCATTTTCAGCAATTCTTGATAGCAGATCATCAACAAGAGCCCCACCTACCAATGGTATTTTTTTAGCTGCTGCATATAGCTTTTCACCATTTGGTTTTTTGATCTTGCCGCCATATAGCTTCGCCATGTAATTGGCTTCATAAACAGCCAAGGCAGTAGCAGAAACAGCGAAAGCTTCAGGTAATGCAGTGTTTATTGCAGTAAACCACTGAGCAATCAGATCACGAACTTCCTTCAGATTTGACGTTGTGTACTGTCCACTTGCTAGAGCCATCTTTTCAGAATCATTTAATTCATCAAGCAAATCCCGAAGCTTTGCCAACATTAATATTGACTCATCATTAAAGATTTTTAGTAGCTCATTAACAGATTGAGAAGACACCCGATATAAGTACGCCTGATGTTGGGTAAGTACTTCAATCAATGATTTATCTTCTTTTGAAGCCATACATCACCTCTACAAAGGAGTGTTATCTCGCTCTATTTCTACCCGCTTCACTTCTTCCTGATAGTCGTGAGCTGGTAATTTACCTGTCATCAGGTATTCCCAATATGTGCGGAAAGAGTTTTTCCCTGAAATAGCACCCTCATAAAGCTGTTTTGCAAGATTAATATCCGTGACCTGCACAATAAACTCAGGTTCAACCGTAAATGAATATTTTGTCGAATCCAGCTTTAACCACTGCGCTGCATACTTAATGGCTTGTTCAATTGCTGCAGCTGCACACATCACGATACTGTGAAGACTTGCTTGCTGATCGTCTTGCCGTGCACGGCGCGCTTCACCTGATTCCTGTGTATTGGTATCAACTACTTTAGCCCCAGCTTCTAATGCTGAATTTTTTTGCGCATCCATTTCCTTTTTAGTGAGTTCAATGCCGTTACCTGAAATTTCTAAATAACCACATTGTGAATTTGGAGGAAGACTCCAGACAGCCATAACACCAGTAACGCTAATATCTTCATCACCCTCAAGTCCGTTAATCCATGGCTGAGGATGAGCTGTATGGTGAAGTGACTGAAAGTAGTCCGCGCTGAGCTGGTAATACTTGAGTGCTGCTTTTGCCATGGTGAGTAATGGTACCGTACCAACTTGGGGAGAATTACTAGTGGCACCGCAGAAAACAAATGGTGTGAAAGAAAGTTGATTACCGCCGAGATCGGGAGTTTTATCCTCCACATTTGAACCATCGAACAATCGGACCGCTAATGCTCCATCATCCATAGATAGAACGCGGTGAACCGTTTTAGTTTCGTGCCCGAATTCATCTTCACTATTATCAAATTGCTCCTCGAGCACTAACAGTTTTAGATCTTTACGACCACCGATACTGTTTTCCTTCCAGTTGATAATAGATAACGCATCATATAAGGCGAAATATGGCACTCCGTTAGCATCAACATCGACAAGCAGCCCACAGCGCCCAAACTCTAGCAACTCTGAACAAATGCGAATAAAGAGCTGTTTAAGCCCAAAACCATCATTGGTTGCATTCTCTATCAAACCCTTTAACAGAGAACTTTCAATTACGATGTTAGGTTCCAGCTTTGAAACTAAACCAATCATCGTGCGTAGTGAATCCTGAACCCATAATGGATACTGAGCTCGACTTAGATAGGCTTTATAAATCTCTCCAGTCGTATCTCCTTGCTTTTCAGCCTCAATCATTCCGGCTGATTTAGCTAGGTACTTAGTTTGTGCCTGTTTAATCTGCTCTTCACCAGCAACGGCGTCTCGCATAATTAACCAGCTTTTTTGTGCAGCAATATACTGCGGATGTTTATCAGTAACTGCCATAAAAACACCAATAAAAAAGCACCTAAAAAGGTGCGTTGTTTAAGACATTCCGCGAATCCTTCGAACTCCAACAGATTTCTTGTCGATCGGGAATAAATAAGCGATTGGATATGTACCTGCATCATTCATATGGTCAAAACCGGCACTCTTATCCGGCTGTCCATAATCATCATAGATTTGTCGCTCTAGGCATTTGGCAAAGTGAGGACATTTATCTACATTCACAAACAATCTGCGCTCAGACAACGTATTGCACAGCATCCCGTTCATTGAATTAATGCGATCTTTAACTGCTGGGTTTCTACTGTTCACATGAACTTTAAAACCAGCCTTTCTAAGTAGCGCCAGATCCGTTTCACTAGCATTGCTCGACTTCCGGTTCTCACCAGAGGCATCGGGATAAATTGCGACTTCATGATTAGGATATTGTTCTTGGATAGCCTCAATCATTGCCGGAGTATCGAACAGATTTACGAACTCATCGACTGCATGCATATGTTCACCACGGCGTACATACACAACAGCAGCCATCTTGGTAACATTAAAGTCCATCCCAATATGAAGCACGTCATTTGGCTTAACTGTTTCAGTTGATGCGTTCAGCAACCGGTTAAAACAGTAGTAGATAACACCCTGATAGCTCTCAAAGCTTGCTTCATATTCCTGACTAAAAGTCTTAGGATCCATTTTGCGCTTAGCAACAATGATTTCAGACTCAGGAATATTTCCACCCTGAAGGGATGTATAGGAAAAGCTTTTACAATCTGGTTCATGACCGGGCTGACCATCCATGAATGTGTCATAACAATGGTTAAAGCCTTTAGGCGTACCAATTCTTAAAACATGGCCACCGACTCGCTGCTCGCCATTCACCATATACTTACAAGTAGAAAGCATCGGGCGAAGCACTTCTTCCCATGCAGCCCATTTACAGTCGGCCCATTCATCAATAATTAAGAAAAATAAACCAGATCCACGAAGATCATCATAGTTATCCAGACCTACAACTCGGATGATATGGCCACTTCTTAAAGTAATTGAACATTCAGTTTCATTCGGCTTTCCAGCACGCCAAGAAGCTGGAATTGCCTGTTTTAATCGCTTCCAGAAAACCCGTTTAGCTTGCTTAAATGTAGGCGCTGCATACCAGATCTCATCCTCGACAGAAACATTCCATTTAGCCGCTAGTCTTGCGGCTCTTCGCATTTCCGCTTTGGCCAAGAAAGTCTTACCAAAACGTCGACCACAAACAGCATCACGGAATCGGGCTTCTTTTTGCCAACCCCATAAATAGATGTTTGCTTGTTTAGGTGTTAATTGAACTGAACCTTCTGGGGGATTAAAGAATTGGCTCATTTGGTATCTCCTCATCAGGATTCAGCACAAGCTTGTAATCCTCTTCAGGTGGACGATACTCAGAGGGATTCACTTCACGCTGTAACTTCTGAAGTTCAAGCTTTTTAATCTCAAGTTCTACTTCAGCTTTGGTTTGGTTCGCTTCAGAATTACCACCTTTATTATTTTGTTCCCCCTTCTTGTCATAAAACCCTTTCATGATCTTTTGTATTTGGTCCACGATCTTAATTGTCATGGTCACATTGTTTTTTTTAGCCCAAAGTAAATCACTTAAAATCTTCAACTGAACAATGTCATTTGCTCCACTGATTTTATTTAGTGGCTGGCTCAAATACTCTTCCCGTGTTTTTTCGAAAATTTCTTTGAGCTCCTTACTTAAGTCTCTACCAGCAAACTTTGTAGGGTCGTATGACTCTACCTGTTGTCTTGAAACTTCAATGTCAAATTCTTCCTTGACGAGACTTACTGTTTCTTGAGGGGTATTAAATACAGCAAGCGATTGTACAATAAAGAGTTTCTGCTTTTTGTTTAATGTCGCCATTTCTCTCTATCCGTCAAGGTACGTCAAGGAAACATGGCAAAAAAAATGAGCCCGAAGGCTCAACTTATTAAACATGTCCCGCAGCACTTTGAAATATTCACATCTGATACAAACGGCGCTTGCTTCGCCACTTCAATTAGTCGCTTCACGCTTTCGTCCGCTCCCCATCTTTTAACTACGCCAACAAATTCTTCAACATCATGGCCTGCTAAATAGTGTTTAGGCAAACCAGTCATTTCACTGATTAACGGATCACCATCTTCATCACGTTCAACACCTATGTGATAAAGCTCATGCTCTATCAATGCACAGAAATCACGATCAGTCGCCTGATCGCAATAACTTGCATCAATTGTGATGAGGTACACAGGCACATAGCCAAACCAATCGCGCATTTGCTGCTCTTGACGAGCTTTTTTCCACCCGCCCTGATTAAACATAACTTTTTCACATTGGCCTAAAACCATACGCTTTTTAGCCATACAAGCCGATGATGCCCAAGCAAAAGCCAAGAACTCCTCATTGTCATGTATTAGTTCAGCAATATGGTCATGATCCGGGTTGTGAAGAGGTCCGCCAATCGTTAAGTAATTTGCAATAACCCATTTTTTTAAATCTGATGCAGGTATTAAACGAATTGCTTCCTCTTCTTCAGCTTGATCAATAAAATCAGTCGGTGGAAATGGTCTTATTTGCTCCATCTTCAATTCTCGCTAATTCACTTTTTATCCAGTTGATGACATATCCCGACAAAATAGAATCTGGATGAAAGCGCTCTATTTTGTAACCCATCTCTTCAGCATGATCATATCGATCAAGACTCCATGCTTTATTTGACAGCTTTCCACCACGCCCACCAGACCAGGGACCACCCTCAATTTCAATGAGCAAACGCAATTTCACTATATGAAAATCAAAGCGCCAGTGTTTGGTATGGATCGGCTGAAACTTACTTTCAAATCCAATCGCCAAATCCTCAAGCTCTTCCTTAAGTGTTGCCTCAGCCTCGAGATATTTTTGCTTCGCCTTAGGCAATGGCCGGCTTTTAGGTTTAGTTTTAGGTTCTTTTTTCCGAGTAAGCCAAAAGTATTCTGTAGAATCCATTATTCTTACCCATAAAAAAAACCGCCCTTAGGCGGTGGCTAAACTCACAGGCAATATAGTATTACTTCTTAAAAGTTGCCTTATAAAGCTTTGAATTAAAGTAATCCGTAATTTCTTTACCTTCGTTTTGAATTTTTTCCTCATTTAAGGGTAAAAAATCTAATTCAAATTTCAAGCTCATATACTCTGGAATAAACTTCTTTATAGGTGGAGGTGGTTTAGGTCCACCTTCTGTAATTTTTTCGATTAATCCAGCTAACCATAAAATATACTCACCTTCTGAATTATGAGGAGGAATCAAACTCACATCTATTTTTACTTTACATTCATCTAATGGTCTACTAAACAATTCAACAAAATCAATAAAATTATATTTTAATTTAAATTCTGTTCCCTCAATTTCTCTGCGTATACATGTCATAAGTAAGTTCATATTTTCAATACAGTCATGTGAAAACAATTCCTCATCTTTAATTTTGTTATAAATATTTTCCGCAAACATGAGATACTGTGGCATTTCAGCAGCTCCTCATTTTTATAAAGTATTTTTCTTAAGGTAATCCTATTATAACAATGTTGCAACAAGAAATTTTCCATTTTTAGTTTAAGGAAATTTTAAAAATTATAAAAACGATTATATTCAATAAATTAGTACGAATAAAAGCTATGGAAGTTTGATTTTTCTATTGAGCTTTAAAATGGATTATTGTGTTTAAATTATCAATTTAAAAAGCTTGCCTAGTAGGCAAGCTCCCCCTTTTTTGATATTTGCGCTGATCAATAAGGTTTAGTGTTACTTAAAGCAACACACTGATAATACTGAAATATTTAAAAATAAAAAAGCCCACTTCCTATTTTTATTCAGAAATGGGCTTAGCGAAAAAAAACGCTTAGACCTGAAATAGGAAATATCTATTCGGAAATATCTCCAACTTCATATTGGCATAATATTTAAGCACTAGCAATAGGGATTGAATTAAAAATATCAAATATTCATATTTAAATAGATAAAGATTTCTTTTTTTAAATGGTTTTATTTTTAGCCTACATAATTTTTTTACTTATCAAGACTTATAAAGAATATGTGCCCATCAATAGGTAATACTTAATAAGGTCTTATGTGTAGTAACCATTAGGCTCTAGAGAGTAAGAAATCACACTGACTAAAAATAAAAAATAATTAATTTTCAATATCAATGATCATATACTGCAAAGTTAAGTATATTCCAACTTCTCCATTGTTGAGTGCCTCATATAAGTCTTCATCAACAAAATCTCCAGATTCATCATCTAGCCATTTATGAATTTGAATAATTTGTATATTCCCTTTTTTGTCTATTCTTGCTATTGGGTCTATTACGGACCGAACTATCACCTTCTTCTTCGTCTCAACATCAAGCAATGTGATAATTGTCATTTTAAAATCCTTATAAATATCCTGTATAACAACTACGCTCAATCAATAAAGATTTTTATATTTTAATTACTCAAATAGCAATCTTTTCAATCTAAAAAATAAATAAAAAACACTTTAATAGTATGTGCCTATTAGAAAAGATACCTTAAATATTCTACTAGCAATAAAAAACCGCTTTAAGGGCTGTTCATCTAAAATTCACAGGTACTTAATGAAGTTTTTTTTCTGTCTTTGCATCTTTCTGGGCTCACAAATTTTTCCAATAAAGTTAGTTAACCACAAAATACTTTCTTCACGATCTTCAAAATGAGGTATAAGACTTAAATCTACTTTTATCTTGCAATCAGCTAAAGGCAAACTTAAACAATGTTCAAAGTCTATTGAGCTGTACTTCAATTTGAGTCTTTTTTCTGCAGCTTGATTCTTTATCTCAGCCATTATGCGATTTAGATTAACAATCAAATTATTTGAAATTTTATTATTTTCATATACCCGTTCGTAAACTGTCTCAGCTACATCAATGTAATTTATTAGCTCTACATTCTTATTCATGACATTTGTACTCCGTTTTTTATAATTATCCGTCTAAAATAATGTTTATTTGAGTTACTAAATCCTTCGCCTAGGTAAAGATTGTTTAAATTCGGTCACCCTGATTTTAAGTAAATATTTGAATTTATTATGCAATTACTGAGTTTTATAATATTTATATACATCTTTGTTCTTAACACCCCTTTTTTTCTATCACTTGCCCATTGAGTTCACCACCCACACAGATATTCATTTTTACCAGCCTGGACTATATAGCAAAAAATAAAAAAAATCCGTACCTTGGGGAAGGTACGGACTATAAACTGAATAACTACATAGGAAGTAGAATACCTGTTTAATATACGATAAATTTCATGTTTTTTCAAATCCTAATTAAAAGCCCACGATTAAGTGAGCTTTTAAAACAAATTGGTGCAACGCTTATAACTTTGTCCACTATATCAAAAATATGCCATAAAGCGTCTAGACAGTCAACAAGTCTAAATTATGCTTTTCTACTAATTGAGAAGCTTTTAAACGTTCAACGATTTTAATCATTAGATCATTGGCAGTTATAACGTCGATTCCTTCAAATGCTTTTAGTGTTAATTGCAATTTATTATTAATTACATTTGTAATTATTGATATTTTACCAAAATAATCAGGGTAGTATTTCAAAGTTTCATTAACTTTCTCCCGACTAACGCCTTCATATAGTTTTACAGTGTATGTTTTCATTTGAACCTCCATTTTGTCTTAATCTTTTATCATGACCTAATAAATAAAATCTAGCGCAACTCACCATAATTGCGACCTGAGCTTTAGATTGGTTTGTTTCTTGAGCAACCTTCAACAATCCTTTATTTTCAACCTTATTTTTAATTAAACAAATTAATGCAAACTTAGTTGTAAAATCTGTTTTATCAGAATTTAATAGACTTCGTAAAAGTGCTTGAATTTGATCCGCCTCATAATCACTGATCTCACATCGAATATAAGATTTACTTTTTTGTACTTCTTTGCCAGCTTCACGCATCAACCAGTAAATTTGATTGATATGAAGCCCATCTGGCAAATCCCCCCCTTTCATTCTAACTGTTTCACACCATGCGCCAAACTGCTCTAACCAACCGTCAATAGTATATTTAGACCAATCCATTTGTTGTGTTTTTAAAACTGCACTCATTTTTCACCTACCAATTGCTCAATTTGTTTAATCGCCACGCCTGCTTTCACTTGCTCTGTGCTGAACCGTAAAACTGTAAAACCCATCATTGCTGCGGAGTTGTATTTCTCCATATCCCCTATATAGCCTTTGCCCCTTGTATGACGGCCTCCACTCCAGATCCCGCCTTCCACCTCAATCAAAATCTTTGTACCCGTTATTAAAAAATCTGCTCTCCATTTACGTTCAGGATGGAATTTATATTCCTGTTCAAAACTGATCTTGCATGCTTTTAAATGTGTTGCTAATACCGTCTCGCCTTCACTCGGCTGTCTTGTACCTTGCTTTGCTGAACGGCGCTTTTTATTTTTCTGAATAGGAAATAATTCACGATATTCAGCAAGGCTCATTGATGACATTAAGCACCGCCCTTTAATAAGTGATCTAATTGATTAGCAATGCCGTTATAAACACGTGATTTATCTAGGTCACCCAAAAGCGTTAATGCATGGGCATCGTTTATAAATTTATCTCTTAACTTTGTTAAACCAGCTTTTAACTTGATTAAAGGATCTATCTCATTTCCATTAACTGCTTCGTGGTCTGCTATAGCCTCCTGAACTCTTTTTATATGAACAACAAAATCTTTATTACCTATTAAAAATTTGATCATTTTGAAATCATTGAAATCATTGAAATCATTGAAATCAGCAATAAATACTTTGCCTTTAGCAACTTCAACTCCACCAATTTGCTCTATTAGTTCCAACGATTGAACCAATTTTTTAAGGTCTAAAATCTTTGGGGTTACAACACCACCTACTTCAGCAGATCCAATAACAAATCGAGCCTTTTCGATTCCATATTCCTTCATAAACTCAACTGCATTCATACATTCGCCCCATCAATTAGCTGAAGAATATTTCTAGGGATTGGCATACCCTCCCGACGGCACATCTCTGCGTATTCGTGTGGATTATCGAAAGGATCAGGGCCCAACTCTTTTATAAGCTCAGGCTCTTTTTCTTTTGCCTCAAGTTTTTGAACTGGTGCAGGTTTACGACCATTGATTTTTAATCTTTCCATCAATGATTTGAGATGCTTTTGAGCCTCGTCATTGCTCACAGGAACGTGTTTAGGTTCTTTGTGTTCTAGTTGTAGCGGTGGAGCGTAAAACTCTTGCTGACGACCTTTCAATTGAGCTTTAGCCACCATCACGTTGTAGGTTCCGAAGAAATTATCTTGAGCTGCTCGCATTTGGCCGGCTTCGATCAAATACATCACTTCGTCTAATGCATATTTTGTAATTTGTGTAATAACCACGGTACTGTCAGTCGTAAACTTACATGCACGTGACCAAGCTTCCTCTGGAGACATCCAACTTTCACCAATACACCAGGTGCGAAACTCAGCAAATGACGGCATAAAACGCCCACCTGCTGTAAGTAATCGAGCAAGTGCGTTGTTAAATTGATTTTGTTGAACGCCAACCAGTGTTTTAAGTGCGATTTGCTCAACCACTGACAGAGGAATTGCGCTTTCGCCTGTTGCTGGAAATTGCTTATTGAACTGAGCAGCGTAAACAGTGCGAAGAGATGCGATTAATTGACGCACTTCGTTCAAGGTAATCTCATGCATGACCTACCTCCTCAATCATTGGAAACTTTTTTGCTGGGGTTACATCCACGATTTGAGATTCGCTCTGTTCTTCAAAAAGATTAGCGAAGTAACCCGACTCTTGTGGTTTTTGACCAGCTGAATTGATTTGCTCTTGTTTCTTGCGGTTAGCAGCAACTTGTTTCTCGTTGTTTTGAACCCAAGAGAACCACTTAACCAACCAGATGCTTGGTGTATTCAATGAACTAGATTCGTTTGCAAAGTACCAGTCACCGAAATTTTGAATCATGGTTCTCAAGTCGATTTCAGGTACAGAAACAAATCTTTGTTGAGCAAGTGAGATGAAATCGTATTGAAACTCGCTGTATTCAGAAATGAATTCACGCATTGAGTAACGCTTGTGATCATCGATCTGATACTGAGCAAATTGGATTGGTGTAAATTGCGAATTTTCTTCACGCGCATTACTACTACTATCTATATATTGGTTATCGGTTAACGGTTTATGGTTAAGGTTTTTTTGGCTTTCACTTTCAGAACCCAAAATTAACCCACTGGGTTTTTGTGGGTTTTCAGAATTAACCGAGTCGCCTTCACTTTGGTTTTCTTTTGGTTTTTCCTTACGTGGACGCCCACCTTTCTTACCATTTTCACGATTTTTATCCCCTACTTTTTGATAAGCGGCGATTTCTGAATCACAACGTTTGTTGTGAAACCCGTCTTCCTCTTCCACAAAAAACTCTTGCAGCACAATTAATACTGCATCCCTTTCTTCTTGGGTATTTGCACGTAACCGACGAAAAACCGACTGGGTTTCTTTGGGTAATGGTTTTTCATTCAAATAATAAAAATCGAGAGCACGGCGATAAAAGCACTCTTCAACTGGGCTAAGGTGCGCTGTAGCAACCATAAAGTCGCTGATATGGTGGAGATATTTATACATCAGTGACTGCTCCTAATTTTACAAGACCGCGCATTTCCAACTGACGAATAATTCTTGGAGGAATAAATTCGTTGTTGATTTTGTAGCGAATACGAGACTTTTCTTTCACCTGAATTAGTTTGTGCCCATCCTCCATGAGACGGCGAACTGCTATAGCCTGCCCCCCATATGAGTTAATTCTTCAAGTTGATAAAATCTTTCCTGAGCCTCAATTGCGGCATTCATAACTGAAAGCGGCATGGCTGCTAATTCTTTAGCCGAATAGATCTTTACTGGTTGTTCCAGTGGAATTACCACCTCTAGCGGTGTGGTGGAAACGGAAATATCCTGTTTTCTTCTTGCTGCATATCTCACTTTTCACCATCCTTTGGCTTAACATAGCCACCAAACGAATCAACCAAACACGCTTTGGTTAAGCTGGTTACAATCTGTTGTGCTAACCACTGCGTTATGCGAAATTGACGAGCCATAGCCTCTGAAAATTCAACTTTGGTTACCGCCGCATTATTTTCGTCATAACCTTTGTTACGTAAATTTTGCTTTTTCACCTCAAATAGGTGACCAAGCACTCGCAATGCAGGTTCATAAAAAGATTGGATTTCACTTTGATGAAGAGAATCTTTGATTTGCTGTGTAAAGCTGCTCATGACACCTCCGCTAATGCTTGCTCAGCTTTTGTTAGGCGGCGTTTAGCGTTGAGCTCTGCTACTGTTGCTGTGCGGATTTCTTTTGAAGAAACTAGAATCAAATGTTTCTCTGATTTGATGGTCCATAAACTAGTCAAAGTTTTGTTTTTAACTTCAAACAAATCATTTGATTTGAAAGTACGGCACTCTTTAGTAAGCACTACAACGTCACCTATTAAAAAATCTGGTGAGTTGAGTTCGATTGGTTGTTCTGATAAATTGTTTGTGTTCATTTGATCCACCTCAATTGAATGCCTAACCACTCCTGTTACAGCAGGTAGTGGTTTTTTAATATCCAAGCTTTTCTTTTTGACCACTGATTTCGTCATGAAATAAGTCATCCACCGTTTCTATACGGTTCATCCAACTTTTAGACATGACTAAAAGTGCAGCAACACGTTCCTTATCAATACTCTGATAATCTTTAGGAACGACTTTTAAACCAAGTAAACTCAATAGCTCGCAAAACATTTCAATTTCATTCAAGCCATTGTTTTTCTTATCCGTTTTAAGCCGAGTAATAGTGCTTGGATCAACTTTTAATTGTTCAGCAATCTCTTTTTGATTGCTTATATCAAGACCATGCAATATGCGGGATACGCCATTTCTGGCGCTTGCAGATATATCAACTGATAATTTGCTCATGGTTAGGTCCTAAGCATTTGAAGTAGTTCGTTTGATTGGTTCTTTGCCATTTGCCAAATCTCTGATTTGGTATTCGCGAGCTAAAGGAATCTTTTCATTTGGCCACTGGTAAACAGCAGGTGGCTCAATTCCTAATAACTTTGCTAAGCCAACACCATTGACACCAAGCAACTCATAAGCTTCCTGTTTGGTCATTTGTGCAACCTCAAAAATAAGATTTCTTAGTATTAAAACAAAGATAACTTATTTTTGCAAGATGTAAGATAACTTATATGAAGAATCTAGAAACTATGGGTCAGCGTATTCGCGCCTTACGAAGAGAAAAGAAATTAACCCAAGGCGAGTTGGCAAAAATCGCCGGAGTTAGTGCGCCCAATGTCACTGGTTGGGAGAAAGATGCTTATGCTCCTAAAGCAGACCCATTAAGCAAAATGGCCGCTTATTTCGGAGTGTCGACTTCATATATAACTAATGGAGATGAAAGCGGCCCTAAGTTGGATAGCACTGTTACACAATTGAAAGTTCTGGATATCGAAGCTTTTAAGAAAAAATACAATATTCCCGATAGCGAAGATGCTGTTAAATTTCTTGAAACACCTGTTAAATCATTCCCCACCCAAAAAAGATATGTTCCTGTTAAGGCTTACTCCAAGATGGGCATGGATGGCTATTTCACAGATATGGGTTATGAAGGCAATGCTGGAGATGGGTATGTTCCAACTCACTCAGCAGGACCAAGAGCCTATGGCATTAAAGGCACTGGCGACTCAATGTTTCCAGCAATTCGTAATGGCTGGTATGTGGTTTGTGATCCAGATGCGGAACTCGTGCCGAATGAGTTTGTTCAGGTATGCTTGAAGGATGGAAGATGCACAATTAAAGAATTTGTTGGCATAAATGGCGGGGTTTTAAGCTTGCTTTCTGTGAATGGTGGTGAGCGATTTTTCTTTGAAATGGATGAGGTAGAAAGCATTACAGCTATTACTGACATCGTACCACCAAGTCAGCACAGACAAGAACATCCTTATTCGCATTAATCACAGGAAGACTTATGGATAGCTCTAAACTACCAATCAACCAGATTATTGCTCGCATCAATGATGCTGCGAAACATGGTGAAGCTTTGGTGCTAACAGCCGAAGAAGTGAAGATTCTTTCTAAAGATATTGGCGACAAAGTCTTTATTTCTGTGCTTACTAATGAACAAGTAGTGCAGTTGGTAAAAGAAGGAAAGCTTGGGCAAAAGATTAATAAAACCAAAGATTAATAAACTGTGAACCCGACACAGTCATTGGATAAGGTGAAGGCAGACATTACGCTGCTTTGTGGGGTTTTGGATTGGGAATTAATTGGGCTAAATTCAGCAAATGCTAAAATAAATCTAGTATAATGCTAGGTATCTACAAGAGGCTTTTAAAGACTGATGGTTATTGAATTGGTTAAACACTCACCAAATGCGCTAAGGCGCTATATGACTGACATGAATGTGTCAGCGAGTGCACTCGCCAATTTAACTAAGATATCTCAAAGCAAAATTAATAAGGCCTTGGATGAAGTTGAAGTATTTAAGCTGAGCCAATTAGAAACTATTTCAAAAGTTTTATTTGTGCCAACAGTGTATCTAACAACTGATAATTTTATCTATGAGCGTAATACGCCTGAAATAATAGAATTTAGAAATCATATAGATATCCCAGAAGATAGATATAAAGAAAATGCTTTAGTGCAGGAATTTTGCCAAGTTAGAGATAACTTTATATCTATATTAAGTTCTCTGAATGAAGAGCCTAAAGCTTTCGATTTGAAGCTTAGCGGAACTAATGCAGAAGAAGATGCTCAAGCAATAATTGACTATTTTGGTTTTTACACACACAGCAAAAAAATCAAGAATTCAGATGATTACTTTAATGCTTGGAGAGACATTGTAGAGCTCATGGATGTAGTAGTGATAGATAGAGGGCGTGATAAATTTGGCTCGGATGGTATGTGTTTGTATTTTGATGCGGTACCCATTATTGCCATTTTTAGCTCAGGACAATCTCAATCTAGAAAGCTATTTACTTTAGTTCATGAAATTGTCCATTTGGGATTAGGTAGTAGTGTCTTTGATGGGCGATTACTAGAATCTGACAATAGTCTTGAAAAATATTGTGATCAAGTTACAGGGTATGTTTTAGCCCCAAAAAATATTGTGGCTGATTGCTTTAATGAAAATTTAACCATCGAAGAGAATGTTATTCTTATTCGAAAACAAACAAAAGCAAGCAAGGCAGCTATTGCCATTCAGTTAAAAATACTTGGATTAATAAATCAAGATCAGCTTGCTGATTATTTAGATTACATCAAACCCAAAGAAAATGGTGGGGGGTTCGGTTCTAAGAAGGAAAATATGGTCTTAAAGTATTTTGGCTACAACTTTGTTGAAAAAGTTATGAGTGCAATGTGGCAAGAGCGCATATCATCCAATACCGCCAAAAATATTCTTGGATTCCATAAGACATCAAAACCGTCAGCCTTTAAAGAATTACAGCAAAAGGTCTTCTAATAATGATTAAAATTAGCTTAGATACAAATGCTGTATTAGACTTTTGTTACAGAAATTATCCAGAACAAATATTTAAGGAAATATGGAGTTCTTTAGAAAGCTCCAGACTAGCCAACCAAGTTAAGTTTTATATGTGTGAAGCTGTTTTGCATGAAATTGAACAAAAGATTGCAGACTATGAGTATGATGAATCAATATTTCATGCCTTTCTTGATCGTTTCTGCGTTCATCAAATCAAGCCAAATGAACACGGAGCATCAATCCTTGGTTTAAAACAAGAGTTATTAAAATATAATGCATCAAAAAATTCACACCACGTAACAAAAGATAATTACGCTGATCTTGATGTTGTTAGTTTGGCTCATCATTATGGTTCAGATGCTTGTGTTATAACGTGCGAGCAAAGAAATCCTTTTTTAAACTGGGATGCTAAATCACAAGGCCACAACATGAAAGTTCCCAATATTTGTGAAAAACTAAATATTGAATGTGGTAACTGGTCTTATTTATTTTCAAAACTTGGATTTTTGTTTTAATTATTTTTATATTTCCCCCATCCAACCCACCCCGTGTGGGTTTTCTTTTGTCTATTAAAGCATAAAAGTAAGCTTTCTTAAATTAAAATAAGATTTCTTATTGACAATAAAACTAAGTTTTCTTATATTTATCTCGTAGACATCAAAAAAGCACACCGCCCCTCCCCAGGTCCGATGTGCTTTTGCAAACTGCGAGATCAATTATGAACGTAAAAGCTACCCCTTTCAACTCCTTTGCATTTGTCAGCATGGCTGCCCTTGCAATCTCTGGTGGTTCTTTAGTTGCTTGCCAATTGCAGCCAGCTTTCCAAACAAAAGAAGCACCTACTCTTTTTACACCTAAAACTCAACCAAGTACTTACGGTGTGTTAACCGCGAAAATCACAGGTAAACATTCTGGCGTTGCTGTAATTAAATTAGATAGCTTCCGTTTAAACGTTAGCTTTGATTTTGAAGCTCATCCAGACAGCTACGGCGTTCCGGGTTCTGAATTCACCGCTGTTGATATTACCCAACTCACAGTAAATGAAATCACTGATGTTAATGGTAAGTCATATAACGATTTCACCGAATTTGAAGACATCCGAAACATCAATGGTCTTCTAAAAGGTTTCATCGAACGTAACAAGTTGGTGGAGGCTTAAAGATGACTAATTTCAATAAACACCCTGACGGCTACAAGTCATTTTTAGGCCGTGATGATAAGGGTCTCTACTCTGTTCGTATTGGCTGGCAAGTGTACGCATCTAATGCTAATGGCTCAGTTCTTTACAAAGTTAAAGACGGATTTAAGACGCCTTTAAATGTGTATAAGTTTCAAACCGACTATCCAAAAGTTTGGAATGAACTCACACAAGAAATCGACTTTCAACGCAGAAAGCAGCTCGCAATAAAACTGCGTGAAACAAACATTCCTACTTATGACCGCAAAGCTTATAAAACTAAGCGCGGCTTCACTGGCTCAAGATAAGGATAATAAAAATGGCTCTACCGATTATTACTGCTGACCAAACTTTATTGGTTCAAGCAATTATTGTGTACCTATACGCAGATCCGGGTTTAGGTAAATCATCGATGGGCTTTACTGCGGAAAAAGCAATTTCTTTTGACTTTGACCGTGGTGCTCACCGTACTGGTGAATTACGTCGTGGTGCAGTTGTACAGGTTCAACAATGGAGTGATGTTGCAAACCTTACTCCGCAGGACTTAGCACCATATAAAACCGTTGTCATTGATACCGTGGGTGCAATGCTTGAATGCATTAAAACCCACCTGTTACTTACGGCAAATAACCGTCAAAAAGATGGTTCTTTAAAGTTAAAGGCTCAAGGTTTAGCGAACCAAACGTTCAAGCAATACATCAATACTTTGATCAGTTTAGGTAAAGATGTTGTTTTCATTGCACACGCATCAGAAGATCAAAACGGTGATCAAATTATTTACCGACCAGATCTAGGTGGTAAAAACCGTAACGAGCTTTACCGTATAGCAGATGTCATGGGTTATCTAACAACTGTTACTACTGGTGAAGGTAAAAATGCCCGCGTTATTAATTTCAAACCTTCGCCTACACATCATGCGAAAAACTCAGGTGCTTTAGGTGGTGAAACTGGTGAAGTGTGGGTACCAGATCTTAAAGCACATCCTACTTTCTTGGCTGACCTGATTACTCAAGCTAAAGATCACATTAACACCTTAACGCCTGCACAACTTGCAGCAGCTAAAGCCCAAGAAGAGCTAGAAAACTGGAAACAAAGCTGTGAAGAAGCTGAGCATGCAGGTGACCTTAATCAATTAACTGAGTCGCTTGATAAAGAACACATGTATTACCAGAACATGCGCCAAGCAATGTTAATGAGAGCTAAAGCATTGAATTGCACGTTTGATAAGCAACGTGGCACTTGGATTAGTCCACCAGAATTTGACGGTATCTCAGATCAACAAAGAGATGAACTTCAAAACTTTATTGCTGAACGTGGCCTCGATGTAAAAACAGTTTGTGAGCACTTCGGCATAGATGCCCTGATCCAAATTGAAGCGGCAAAACTTCAAGCAGTAAAACAAGAAATTGAAATATTGTCTAAAACAGGGATTAGAGCATGAAAAATTTTTTACTGGAGGAACCATTCTAATGTCGAAACAAACTACTCCAGAGTTTCTTTTCGAGCCAAAGCTGCTACCAATGCAGCTTTTCGAGAAGTTCATTGTGTTCAACGTAAATGCCGGGTATCGCGGGAAAGGCACACCGCACGGCGTGAACTTAATTAAAGGTAATAAAGGCACCCTTTCAGTAAGCAACGAAGGTGTGATGAACAAAGCAGCTCAAGAGCGATACAAACTAATGCTTTTGAAATATTTCAAAGAAGGTCGCTCTGCAATGGATGAGCTGGACCATGAAGTTAAACGTATTTATAGAATGGTGGCCTAAATGATTGATCTAAACCAAGAAATTGAAGATTTTGATGCTTATTTTTTTAAAAGACATGGTGAATTGCCATTAGATTCTACCTCTGAGGAATACGCCAATAAATCATATCTAAAACACGAGATGTTTAAGGCATGGAAAGCAAGAGCCAAAGCTCAGGCGGTGCCCGAAACTCACGTGCTTGTTGAAAAATCTAAAATCTCTAAATGGTGGCAAGATGCAGATGAACCAGAAAACTTCGCCAGCACAGAAGAGCAGTTAATAGCATTAATCGCAGAATCTGAAATTTATACAGACGATATGCTTGTTGTTGAAAAACATGTTCAAGCTCAGTTGAGCACTCAAAAACTTTATTGTGTTTATCAAATTACTAATAAAGAAACTGGTTTAGCTGAAATCAAGGTTTGTAAATCAAAGTCAGAAGCAGAAGAAATTCTTAATAACAATGCCAAATGGGTAGCGGAAAAAGAAGCAGATCAATATGAAAGTATGAATGCGTTTTTTGAAGAGGAAGAGCGCAAATCGGGAGCTGAACAATGAGCAAAGTTATTGGTGAAGTTAATTTGAGCCCTAGCAGTATTGAAGGTACTCCAGATCAGGTAGCTGTTCATATTTTTGAAAAAATCATTTGTCCAAGTACTGAGGAGCTTCTCAAAAATAATCCGGAGGCTGCAAAGGTTTTTGCATACCACATTTTTGGTTTAGCGCTTTCTCAGCTTGCCGAATTCCATTCAACTAAAAGTTTAGATAAAGCTGTAACCGTTACTCTTCACAACCTTTTGCGTCAATTGAAGAAAGAACGTAATGAGTTGAGGAGCTAATAGATGAGTGAAGTAAAAGTTAAAACATGTGATTTTTGTGATGATGGAAATGGTGAATGCATTTACCCCTATTACGGTCTTGCCCCTCATATTCACACAAAGCCAATTGGGGGCAACGTTTTTCTAAACGAGTCATTACCTGAAAACTTCTGTCCTGATGGGGATGGTTTAGGCATGTATACACATTGTCTGAATTGTGGGGGTGACGGCACCTATGAGGGTACTCAATTAGAAGTTAAAGCGGAAAGTAAGGAGGAGTAAATGTTAAAAGATCTGAGAAATCTATCTGATGCAGAGCAACAAGAATATTTGGATCGCTTCATAATGGCTAATGAAGAACAGAAGTTTCCTCAAGAGGTTGTAGCACTTTATTTAGATTGCTCGCCTTGGACATTAGCCAGAATGCGTTGTGATCAATCATCACTGCCTTTTTCGAAAATTGGAAGACGTGTTTCATATAAAAAGAAAGACGTTTTAAAGTATGAGCAAAGCAGGACTGTGCTTAATACAGCGCAACTTGCAACTGTATAAGGATTCAGTTAAGAAATAATTGTAGTTTCCATGATAAATATTGGGTGACAAATAATTAAAATTGCAAAAAGTTTTAGTTGACACTTTTCAAAATTTGCAATAAATTTTGATTGCCCAAATCTCTTTAGGACTTAATTATGGATTTATCGAAGAATCCCCCTCCAAGCTATTATGATGCATCACTGAATGATGAAACATTAAGCTTTTTTGCTAACCATATGCTAGAAGTTTTTTCACAAACTACTCAAGATCTTAGTAGAAAAGATGATGATAATTACACTATCAGTTGTGCAATTTTTGGAAGATGCCGTAATAGGTTTGCTCGTGAAATTCGTAGTGGCAATGCCCCATCTCCAACATATTTAGAAGATTCTTCAAATAAATTCACCTTTAAAATTGGAAACACACCTGGTATCCGTTTTTTTAAAGAATCTGATCATTTAAAACCGAAAAGACCAAACTTTTTTAAGCAAAGTTACAATCTAGAATTATTTGAATCTGATTCAAAAGTTCCTGTTTTTTGGCGATTCATTTTGGTTCCAGCTAAAACTGATGACGAAGAAACATTTATCGCTTTTGTTGGTTTTAACCAGAAATTACAGCCGATTACAGCTTGGACATCTAATAAGACTTCTAGATTTATTTTTGATCCAGCGGCTATATTGCCAGAACCAGCAGAATTGAAACGCTATAATATTGATGATCTATTAGCTGATGATGATTTAGATGATGCAAGCGGAATCAAGTAAATCTTCAACAGCAAATAGGCAAAAGTTGATGAGAAAATGAATACTTATTTTAATGGTCTAGAATTGCGGCTCTTACGTCAATTTAATCATTTGTCTTTAGAGGACTTATCAATTCATGTTGGTAAGTCACGCCAATTCTTGCATAAAATTGAAATGAACCAAGTTGTTCCTACACCTGATTTAATTGATGTACTTAGCAACTTCTTCAATGTAAAAACGGATATTTTTTACAGTTCTCATCCGATTTTACAAGAAGAACAAATCAATTTTCGAAGCAACAAAACTGCCAAAATTTTTACAAAGCAATCAGTGATCGCTCAGGGTGAATATTTAAAAAGGTTAGTAGAATTTATAGAGGCAAATTTAAGGCTCCCTAAGTATTCAATACCTTCTGTTGAATCTGTAAAGAATTTTCAAGATATTGAAAATGCTGCGCTTCAATTTAGAAAATATTTTAATTTAGGGTTGGGACCTATTAGCGATATGACTCAATTAACTGAAATGCTTGGAATTTTTGTAACTACTTTTCCAAGTGTTTCAAGCGAAGTCGATGCTCTATCTATTGCATCTAAAAGACCAATCTTTGTTAATAACGAAATTAGTAGTACTTGTCGCCAGCGTTTTAATTTAGCTCATGAATTAGGACATCTTGTACTACATGATGGTTGTGTTACAGGTGACACTCTCACTGAGTCGCAAGCGCATCGTTTTGCTAGTGCTTTACTTATTCCACAAGAAATGATGATTTCTCATTTCCGTAATTGCTTTAATGGTAGATTTAATTGGAATAAATTAAGTGAGATGAAAACAAATTGGAAAATAAGTAAGGCAGCTTTGCTCTATAGAGCTAAATCTTTAGATCTTTTAAATGAAACAAGTTATCGTAGTGGCTTTATTCATTTGAAGCGTACTGGTGAGGCTATTTTAGAATCAGAAGATCATGAAATACCTAAAGAAGTTCCAACTTTACTAAATACATGTTTCAAAGCTTTAAGTAAAAAAGGAATTTCAGCAATTGATATAGCTAATGAATTAAATATATCTCTAGATCTATTAAATAAAATTACGCAATTAGATTTACAGCCACAAAATCCTTCTAAACTTAAATTAGTTATTTGATTAAAGGCGGTTTAGACCGCCTTTATTTCTTTTAATCTTTCTGCCCATACAGATTGATAATTAAAGCAATCAATCTTACCTTGATACACCGCTTCAATCATGTTCATTGAAGCTCTTAATTCCTCATCTGGAATTTGAACATATCCACCTGTCACATCAATTCTTGGTTTAGCCGTGTGATTAAGAAGTCTTTTTGTCACATAAATATTAAATCTTAAAAGGTTGCATATAGTGGCAAATGTACGGCGGAAATCATGCATTGAAACGTAATAGTCAACTTCTTTACCCACTCTATTCAATAATGTATCTACCTTAGTCGCATGCATATTCCACGAAGTAGGCATCTTAGTAGCTGGGAAAACCCAATCGTTTTCTCTTAATAACCAACGTTCACGCAAAATACTGTGTAGATGATCACCAATAGGAAAAGTATGATCTGAACCATTTTTGGTATCTCTAAAAGTTAAAGTACCATTTTTAATATCTACATCAGCCCACTTTAGACAACATGCCTCCTGTTTACGGCATCCCGTATACATGCACATCAATACGATATCCCGATGCGTGTTTGACCTAGCAGTATTTTCCAGATTTAACTCATCTTCATAATGAAGCACTGCATTGTAATATTTGTGAATGATGTCTTTATGGAGATGTCTATCCCTACTTGCTATTTTATTCCAACCTCTTGTTACGGAAATAATGTCAACTGGATTACTTTTAAGAATCGGGTTCTCATCTGTTGAATAAAGAACATGAATATACTTCCATAAGGTACCTAAAAGAGATACAGCACCATTTGCTGACGACTCACTTACTTCTGATACCTCAATAAATCGATCCAGTACTTCTTGCTTAGATATCTGGAAAAGCTTTTTGTTGCCCCACCCCAAATATAAATCAAAGTACTTACGGTACTGCCTAATTGTTTTTGGTCTAAAGTCATTTCTATCAATATAAATTTGAAGAGCTTCATTCACTGTAATATCTAAAGGATTAGCAACATTCTTTAATTTGATAGGCTTTTCATATTCATTGTTTGAAATTTTCGCCAGAATCATCTGAGCTTTTGCTCGTGCATTTGTTGCAGGAATATCGGTAGTTTTGCCAATTGTCACTCGATAGAGTTCACCTTCATGCCTCCTTTCAACAATATAGGTTTTACTTTTATTAGTTACCCGAACAGCAAAACCGATCAGTTCTGCATCTCTATATATTTTTTGACCTTTTTCAGTTAATGGAATAGCATCAACAGTAGATTTGTTGAGTTTCAT